TTTTCAAGAGGGTATGGTTTCAACCATGCACGATAATAGGTTTTCTATTTTTAAACTACCTAGACAGTCAGGCAAGTCAACTATTATCATCTCATATCTTTTGCATTATGCATTATTCAATCCAAACGTAAACATTGCTGTTCTTGCAAATAAGTCAATCACGGCAAGAGATATTCTTAGTAGACTACAACTTGCATATGAAAACCTTCCTAAATGGATGCAACAAGGTATTATTGCGTGGAACAAGGGTAATATTGAATTAGAGAACGGTAGTAAGATCATTGCGGCTGCCACTTCCTCAAGTGCTATTCGTGGTGGTTCTTATAACATTATTTTCCTTGATGAGTTTGCGTTTGTTCCTTCTAACGTTGCAGAACAATTCTTTGCATCTGTCTATCCCACCATTACCTCTGGTCAAAACACAAAGGTTATCATTGTTTCTACACCACACGGTATGAACATGTTTTATAAGATATGGGTAGATGCACAGGAAAAACGAAATGATTATATTGCAACAGAAGTTCATTGGAGTGAAGTTCCTGGCCGTGATGAAGAGTGGAAGAAAGAAACAATACGAAATACTTCAGAGTCACAGTTTAACGCTGAGTTTGAATGTGAATTCCTAGGCTCAATTGATACATTGATAAGTGCACACAGATTGAAAACTTTGGTATATAGAAATCCAATTCAATCAAATGCAGGGTTGGATATTTATGTTAGGCCAGAAAAAGACAATGTGTATATGATAACGGCCGATGTTTCTCGTGGAACCGCAAATGACTATTCTGCCTTTGTAGTCTTTGATGTGACTGAAATACCATATAAGATGGTTGCGAAGTTTAGAGATAATGAGATCAAACCGCTTCTATTTCCCACAAAGATACATGAAGTTGCAAAGGCATACAATCAAGCATACGTGATGGTAGAGGTGAATGACATAGGTGAGCAGGTCGCTAACGCTTTACAGTTTGATCTTGAGTATGACAACCTAGTTATGGCTTCAATGCGAGGACGGGCCGGACAAATCCTTGGAGCGGGCTTCTCAGGCGGCAGAGCGCAATTGGGTGTAAGAACAACCAAGGCTGTCAAAAAGATTGGTTGCTCTAATCTTAAACAGTTGATAGAGGACAACAAACTAATAATAGAAGATTATGATGCTGTCAATGAACTGTCTACTTTTATAGTCAGAGGTTCATCCTATCAAGCAGACGATGGGTGTAATGATGATTTGGTTGCATGTATGTTTATGTTTGCATGGGCAACAGATCAGACTTATTTCAAAGAACTTACTGACAATGATATACGAAAGACAATGATAAAAGAGCAACAGGATATGTTAGAACAGGACATGGCTCCATTTGGTTTTATTGTCAACGGTATAGATGATCCCTTTGAAGATACTGTAGATGAGTATGGAACTAGATGGACACCAGTCGTTAGAGATTATAATACAAATTGGTAAAACACTAAATAAACTCAATTAGATCAGATTCTAATTTAATGAAACAATTTGCACAGACAATTTTTGAATTCTTTATCAATTGAATTGATTCTTCACGACTCTCTTCGTTCATACCTTTACGTTGAGTAAGTTTTCTAATTTTATTGTTGTGTGGGTAGAACTTTAAACAAACAGTTTCGCTTTCACCACAATGAACACAGGACTTGTCAGCAAGGTATTCGTTGAGCCATACTATGCGTTGTCTATAGTTACGTTTCGCAACTTTCTTTATAGTGTCTTTATACTTCTCATAGTGTGATGACATGTGCATATTTATAAGATTTGCAACATATAAAAACACGGTTTTAGAAAACCTATTTTTATAAATAATAACAAGAATAACAAAGAGTTTTTAGACTCTACAATTGTAAGGAGTACGAGAAATGGGTTTTTTAGTCTCTCCAGGCGTACATGTTAAAGAAATCGATCTCACTAATATCATACCCGCCGTACAAACAAATATTGGCGCAGTTGCTGGACCTTTTGAAAAGGGCCCGGTTGCAACTGTTGTTAATATTGGTTCTGAAGAAGAACTAAGAAGTATTTTTGGCGAACCTAATGGTGATAACTTTGAATATTGGTTCACTGCTGCAAACTTTTTGCAGTATTCCAATGCGCTTAAAGTTGTCCGGGCTGAGTCTGGTGTTCTAAATGCTGCATCTGAACTAGGTGTGTTGATTAGAGATACTGACCACTATTCGGGTTCTTATAGAGATGGTCAAGGAACTGTTGGTCCTTGGGCCGCAAGAACTGCTGGTGATTGGGGTAACTCTCTCGCGGTTTCTATTTGTGCAACTGCTACAGCATTTTCGCAAAACATTACAGGGGCGAACCAAGTTAACGGTGCGGCATCTAACGGTGCAACATCTGTTACTGTTGATGATGTTGATCTTGCAGATAACGTTATTAACGTTGGCGACATCGTTTCTTTCTTCACAGACAGTGGATTCGGTACTCCGGCTAGTGGTCATGCAGGTAAAGAATATGAGGTCACTGCTCGTGACACAGCAAACAATACAATCACAATTCGTGAACTAGACAATCCGAATGGAACTGGATTGGTTGCAGACCTTGCTGATAATTCCTTCATTCGTAGACGTTGGAAGTTCTACGACTTTTTTGATTCTGCACCTGGCACATCTGACTGGTCTACTAAGGAAGGCCGCGGTACAGCTGATGAACTGCACATCGTTGTTTATGACACAACAGGTAAGATTACTGGATTCAGTGAAAGTGTCGCTGGACAAAGAGGTGACTCGATTCTAGAAACATATTCAGCACTTTCCAAAAACCCTAAAGCTAAAACAGCTCAAGGTGGGACAAACTATTATCCTGATGTGATCTATACACAATCTGCAAATATCTATTGGATGGATCATCTTTCTTCTGGTACTAACTGGGGTAGTGACTTGGATGCAAGTAACAACATTATCCTCAACGGTACGGATTCTAGTAGTTCGGATGAAGGTGATGCTGTTCTTTTAGATGGTACAGATAGTTCTGGTTCAAATGCTGGAGATAACGTTATTCAGGACTCCGGTTCTGGTGCTGGTGCGTTCACTGCTGTTGACACACCGACATATGATGGGTTGACTGGTGGAACAGACGACTATTCTTTGACTGTTGGTGAGAAGAGAACAGCATATGACTTGTTCGCAGACACAGAAGCTCACGACATCAACTTTGTTCTTGGTGGACCTTCGGTAACGGTTACTGGTTCATCGTTCGGCACATCTGGTGATGAGTTTGACACACATGGTACGATGATTACAGACCTTTGTGAACTTCGCAAGGACTGTGTTGGTTTCATCTCTCCTGCTCGTCAGGCGGTTGTTAACGTTCAGAGTTCAAACACGCAAACAGTAAATGTAAAAGATTCGTTTGATACATTGCCATCGTCTTCGTATGTTGTATACGACAGTGGTTATAAGCAGATGTATGATAAGTACAATGATGTGTTGCGTTTTGTTCCTTTGAATGGCGACATTGCTGGGGTATGTGCAAACACAGATAGAGTTGCTGATGCATGGTTCTCACCAGGCGGTTACAATCGTGGTAACATTCGTGGTGCGATTAAAGTTGCTTACAATCCAAAACAGTCTGAAAGAGATATTCTCTACAAGGCTCGAATCAACCCTGTTGTTGATTTCCCTGGCCAGGGTGTGGTTCTCTTTGGTGACAAAACTGCTCTAACAAAACCAAGTGCGTTTGATAGAATCAACGTTCGTCGTTTGTTCTTGGTTCTTGAAAAAGCAATCGCAACTGCTGCTAAGTTTACACTCTTTGAGTTCAACGATGAATTTACAAGAGCACAGTTCCGTAACTTGGTAGAGCCTTTCTTGCGAGATGTTCAGGGTCGTAGAGGTATCACTGATTTTGCGGTGATCTGCGATGCTACGAACAATACAGGTGAAGTAATTGACAGAAATGAATTCATTGCTGACATCTTCATTAAACCAGCAAGGTCCATTAACTTTATCACTCTTAACTTTGTTGCCGTTCGAACTGGTGTCGAATTCAATGAAGTTATCGGTAGATTCTAATAAGGAGCAACGAAAATGGTTGGAACATTAGACGAATTTAGGTCACAACTACTTGGTGGTGGCGCTAGAAATAACCAATATCGCGTTGAGATTAATAATCCTCCTGCTGGTGCTGTTGGTTTGGATACAAGAAATGCTGCGTTTTTGTGCACGGCTGCTCAGTTGCCAGGAATGACAATCGCTGAGGTTGAGGTTCCATTTAGAGGTCGTTCATTGTTTATCCCTGCTGATAGATCATTTGAGCCATGGACTGTAACTTTCTTGAACGACACAAACTTTGCTATTAGAAACGCAATGGAACGGTGGAATAACAGTATGAATAATCTTGTCACGGGTCAAGGCTTGACAGTCCATGATGAATATACTGCTGACCTTAAAGTCTCGCAACTTGATAGAGATGATTCAGTGTTGAAAACATACACCTTTGTCAATGCGTTTCCGACAGAGGTTAGTGCGATTGACTTAGCTGCTGGCACTTCAGACACGATTGAAACTTTTGATGTAACGTTTAGATATCAACACTTTGTTACTGATGCCGTCATTGCAGATGCGCCGTCTGGTCCATTTTAGTGACTGACTATATATTTCTAACTACTAAATAGTAGTAGTAAGGAGATATAATGGCAGAACTATTTGGTTTTAGTATTACTCGAAAAGGGGCTCAGGACAGTGGAGATACTTTCACTGTCCCGACTCCTGACGACGGTAGCATCGAAGTCGCTGGTGGCGGTTTTTTCTCTTCTGTTCTTGATACGGATGGACGAGAAAGAACCGAGCTAGATTTAATTCGACGTTATAGAGATATTGCACAACAACCAGAATGTGACAGTGCAGTCGAAGATATTGTTAATGAATCAATAACCTCAGATGAATTTTCTCAGTCTGTCATGGTTACTCTTGACAGACTTCCCTACCCAGAAAAAATTAAAAAACTTATTCGCAAAGAATTTGATAGTGTCCTTTCTCTTTTAGAATTTGAACAAAAAGGTCATGATATCTTTAGACGTTGGTATGTTGATGGAAGAATTTTTTTCCATAAAGTTATTGACCCTAAAAATCCTAAAAAAGGCATAACTTCATTACGATATATTGATGCAACTAAGATTAGAAAAGTAAGAGAAGTAAAGAAAGAGAAAGATCAAGCCACTGGTGTAGATAAGATTAAGAAGATTGAAGAGTATTACATCTATAATGAAAAAGGATTGCATTCTGCTGGATATGGTGGAGCTCAACAGGGAATTAGAATTGCTGATGACGCAATAACGTATTGTCCTTCTGGTGTAATTGACCAAAACAGTGGTAAGGTTTTATCTTACTTACACAAAGCAATCAAACCTGTCAACCAATTGAGGATGATTGAAGATGCGTTGGTTATCTATCGTATTTCTAGGGCTCCTGAGCGTCGTATATTCTATATTGATGTTGGTAATCTTCCTAAGATAAAAGCAGAACAATATCTCAAAGATGTGATGAATCGTTATCGCAACAAGTTGGTCTATGATGCATCAACTGGTGAGATACGAGATGATAGAAATCATATGAGCATGTTGGAAGACTTCTGGCTTCCACGAAGAGAAGGTGGTCGAGGCACAGAAATCACAACATTGCCGGGTGGTTCTAATCTTGGTGAGATTGATGACATTCAATATTTCCAGAAAAAACTTTATCGGTCATTAAATGTCCCTATTTCCAGACTTGAATCAGAATCAAGTTTTAGTCTTGGTAGAAGCACAGACATTACGAGAGATGAACTCAAGTTTACCAAGTTTATTCAGAAACTAAGAAAGAAGTTTGTTCATCTCTTTACGGACGTTTTGAAAACTCAGTTGTTGTTAAAGGGTGTTATTT